CGATGTACAAGAACGTGCATTCCCCGGCGGACAAGGCCTACTACTCGAAGATCTTTGCCTACTTGGAGAAGGGGGAGGACCCCACCTTCAAGACGAACTACACCTTCATCCACCACTACGTCAGTAGTGATGGGTCACCCGGGGCTGCTGCCCTAGGCGGCCTTCGTGAAGGCATTGGAAGCCTCAACGGTGCCCGTGGAGGCACCAAGTTGACAGGTAGCGACAGGAAGGGCGTGTATTCCCATCTCGCCCGCCACTATCGTGAGAGCGGTGAGAAGCCGCTTGATTTGAAGTCAGATGAGTACTTGGCAGAAGTTATGGAGTTGAAGACTTCTCTGTCGGGTTTCAACTGCGATGAGATAGACGCCCTTATTCACAAGGGCGCTGATATAACCGAAATCAAGTCCACCTTGGAGGACATCATGGCTAATGACGCCGAAATCACCGAGACGACTGAGGCCGAAGTAGCCGATACCGGCGTCATCAGCACCCAGTCCGTCATCAACGAGGCCATCACGGCCCTGAACACCCTGTCGGAGCGCCTTTCCGATCTGGAAGAGAAGGGCGGGGATGCTCCGGGCTTCTCGAACACCGCCCCCGACTCGTCAGAGCGGGTAGAAGGCGCAGGTGCTGATGCACCAGAGGTCGTTGAAGATCTCAGCCACGGCGGGACACTGACACCAGAACAGATGGCTGTCGAAGGTTCCCCGGCAGGCGGAGATTCACCCGCGCCGAAGGCAAAGGCCCCGAAGGTTGAGGCCCCCGCCGAGGAAGAGGCAGAGAAGGCTGATGAGCCGATCGAAGAGGAGAAGGCCGACGATGTAATCGACGGTCTGAACCTTTCGGAACTGCGTGAGTTCCAAGACCTCATCACCTATTCCGACTTGGGCGAGTAGCAGGGCTCCGCAGCCGGTGAGTCGGCTGTGGATTAGACTGTGGGGGTAGCCGGTGACGACTGGGGACCCCCTTGGATCTATACGCAGAAATGCAGGGTGCTGGTAGACAAATCCAGCGCTTCCGTGTGGAAATCATTCTCGCGGGATTGCCCGAGGACGAGGCTGAACAGGTTCTTACCGCCCTCCACGACCCGGACGTCCTAACCAGCAAGATTGCTCAGGTTCTCTGCAAGCACGGCCATTCCATTTCGTCTAACGCCGTAAGCAACTACCGCCAACAGAAGTGCTTTCAGTTGTGAAGGGTGATCTCCAGAAGGAGTTAGCCAAATCACGACTCGGTAAGATCGCCGACCTTCTAGAGCGTTCAGGGATCGACCCTGAAGAGATCGGGACCATTGAGAAGGTCCGTATCTCCGAGTGGCAGGGCATCACCAAGAACGAAGAGGGTGAAGCCGAGATACATGACCTCGGTGGCATATCGGTTGTTATCGCCCCCGCATGGGCCGATGGTCCACAATGGCCCGTGGTTCAACAGGCCGCACCGGTCACGATTAAGCCTGCCCCCAAGAAGGCTAAAGCCAAGTCCAAGTTCAAGACCGCCGTCATCCTCCCTGATCCTCAGATTGGGTACAGGATGTACGAAGACGGCACCATGGATTCCTTTCACCATGAGGAGTCGATGGACGTTGCCTTGCAAATCACCCGGGTGGTAGATCCTGACTTGATCGTGTACCTTGGGGACTTCCTAGACTTCGCCGAGTTCGGCAAGTTTGAGCAGGAACCAGCGTTCGCTAAGACCACTCAGGCGGCCATTGACCGGGGCCACCAGTTCCTGTGTGAGCAGAGGGCAAATGCACCCGACGCACACATCGTCCTGCTGGAGGGCAACCATGACCGTCGCCTCCAGAAGTCGATCACGATCAACTCCGCCTCTGCCCTGCACCTGAAACGGGCCGAGGTGCCAGACGACTGGCCCGTGATGTCAGTTCCGTTTCTGCTGCGACTGAACGAGCCCCATCTGAACATCGAATACGTTGGCGGATACCCAGCGGGAATCTTCTGGATCAACCAGAACCTCGCCTGCATCCATGGCCACATCACCAGAAGCCGCGGTTCAACAGTCGCTGCGGTGGTCGATGATGAACGAACGTCTGTGATCCATGGTCACATCCACCGCATCGAATTACAGCACAAGACCCGGCGCACATTTGAGGGACCGAAGCGGAGTCTTGCGGCTTCACCCGGGTGCCTGTGCAGGATCGATGGTGCGGTACCATCTACGAAGGGGTCGACGGACCCTCATGGTAGGCCTGTGAATGCGGTGGAAGACTGGCAACAGGGTATGGCTGTGGTCACTTACGAGGAAGGCGACGGAAACTTCAATGTCGAACTCATCCCCATCTCCCGAGGGGAGTCCATCTTCCGAGGCGACTACTTCTCCGCTGCCTGAAGACAACAAAGCACCTTTGTTCGATGAGGGAATCCCGCAGGCCCGCCATTTCCCGGTCATCACGATTGTTCTCTCGCTAGACGATCCCAGCGAACCGAACCACGTCGATCTGGGATCGGTTCCGCCGCAGATCGCTGCGGGTGCGCTTGAGGGCATCGCCAACCATTTGAAGAAGTTGACGTGGCCAAGCCGTGTCACTTACGCAGGGCAGACCATCTTCGACCCCGAACAGATGATGCCCGACATGGACGACGACGTAGATATGGACTGACCCTCCGTCTATTACACGGAGACTCATGCCAATCTTTCCTTAACGGGGTGCTTACCTCGTGTACGTTTATTCACCTACACACGAGGTAAACCATAATGGCGATTCAGGATTCCCATCTTAGGGAACTGAAAACCGCCCTTCGCGACACCCTTAGCGAGAACGACGCAATTGTCGATCACGCTGAGGCCGGTCGTGAAGAGGGCGGACCCGACATTCAGGTTGAGGGAAAGCACCTTCAGGGCTTTCGCGCGAACCTCACCAAGGCACGGGACCTGCGCGAGCAGATCGAAGCCTTGGAGGGCCAGAAGGAGATGCAGGACTGGGCTTCTGCATCGACTCCCGAGCCCGAGGTCGTGGCGGAGATCAAGGAGGCCCCTCCCGGCTCCATTGGTCAGGGATTTGTCGACTCGGAAGAGTTCAAGTACCTGAACGGCGGGGCTAACGGCCTGACCATGCACGTCCCATACAACATCAAGGGTGACCTTGGTGGCATGTGGCAGCGCAAGGACGTCTACACGACGCTTCCTTCGGGCACCCCTGCACAGTTCGGCACGCCTCAGCGTGACGCGATTGTGGAGAGGGCTCACCGCGCTGCACGCGTGAGGGACCTGTTCAACGTCCAGCAGACCTCAACCAATCTGGTTGAGTACTTCCGGGTCACCGGCTTCACGAACAACTCCGCCACTACGTCGGAGCGTTCGGGATCACCCGAGACCTTTACCAGTTACCCACAGTCGACGCTGACTATCGCTGGCGCGCAGGCTCCGGTTCGCAACATCGGACATTACGAGGTTGCTCACCGGAACGTGCTTGCTGACGAGCCCGCAATGCGGGGCATCGTCGACAACGAGTTGCTGTACGGCCTCCGTCTCACCGAGGATGATCAGATCCTCAACGGTGACGGTACCGGCACCAACCTCACGGGTATCACAGCGACCAGCGGCATTGCCACTCAGGCACTGGCTTCGGACACGCGGATCGATGCGATCCGTAAGGCGATCACCCAGATTGCTCTCGCTTACTACGAGGCAACTGGCATGGTCGTCCACCCGACTGACATGGAGCAGATCGAACTTGAGAAGGACGGCGACAACCGTCACATGCTCACTGCTTCGATTGCCCTTGGTGCCGAGGCGCGAATCTGGCGTCTTCCGGTTGTTGAGTCCGCTGCGATCACTGTAGGAACCGCCCTTGTCGGCTCCTTCGGTATCGGTGCGACTCTCTACGACCGCATGGAAGGCAGCATCCGCATTTCCGAGAACCACTCGGACTTCTTCGTGAGGAACGCTATTGCGATCCTCGCTGAGGAGCGGATCGCTCTGGCCGTCAAGCGGCCCGAGTCCTTCTGCAAGATCACGGGCATCTAGTCCCGACACCGCAGTACTTGATAGGGGTCGGATCCTTCGGGGTCCGGCCCCTGTCACGTTTTCGGGTCTCTGTGGTATCCTTGGTTCATGGAAGACACCCGTAAGACTGTCGTCCTTGATCGTGACCTCTATGAGGAAGCGAAGGATGGATCAAAGTTTCTCTTGGCGCGCAAGGGTGAGCGAGTGACGCCCGCCACTGCTAAGAAGTTCGGCGTTGTGCCGATTGAGTCGTCCTCTGGCATCCCGGTGCTGGAGTCAAAGGTCACGATTCCGCAGGAGAAGCAGGTCGTTAGTAACGACAACATCCAGCGGAAGTTCGGCTGGAGCGTCAAGGCCTAGAGGGCCTCTACCTCCGCGGAGTGATTCCGTGGAAGCGTTTCTGTAAGGGCAACTGCCCTACCAATCTTCCATCTAAAGCGAGCCGCGTACACAATCGCCGACCCAAGGACGGCGACGACAACGACGATGACCGCTAGGAGGTATTCAATGATGCCCACAGAACGAGTGTATCTGTGAAGCGCTCGGGGCCTCCCGAGAGGCGCACTCCCCTTAAGCGGAGTGGCCGCCTGAACCCGATGAGCAACAAGCGGAAGGCTGAACTCGGCATGCGTAAGCGTGTCCGTGAAGAAGTCCACGAACGCGATGCGTACAAATGTGTTGCCAAGCACCTTGTACCAGAGGTAGAGTGTTGGGGTCCGCTTGACGTAGACGAGATCATGCCAAGGGGACGAGGAGGAGACTGGCTAGACCCTGACAACTGTCAGGTGCTGTGCCGGGCCCACCACGACTGGAAACACTTACACCCCGCCGAAGCGACCTCACTCGGCTTGACACGAAGCAACAGGAAAGCGTGGGATCCGTGACTACGACTAAGTGGGCTGCGCGCCTTAGTGTTGGACTGATCGGCACTGCCCTGATCTTGGGGTTCGCCCCCGCCACCCGCAGCGCCCCCGAAGTGATTCCGTCGACCACGACGACACCAGTATTCACACGCGTGGTTTTATCGTCGCGGGTGGTCACCCACGCCACGACCACGAGTACCACCACGAGTACCACCACCAGTACCACCACGACGACCAGTACGGTGCCGCCCCCACCGAAAATCGTCAACTCCATGACCGGCCAAGAGTACCGGTACTTCGAACGGAGTCTGGAAGTCACCGCCCTCCAGATCGAACTCGGAATGCGATCTGTTGACGGCATCTACGGACCGAACACACGCAAGGCCCACATCAACGCGCTGGGTGGTCCGACTGCTGTCCTCTACCGGAACTACCCGGAGATCGGGCAGACACCGACGCCTTGTTCTCACGGTTGTGAACCGGGTGACGGACACTACGAACTCCCGACGCTTGGGGCACTCATCAACGAGTACTTCAAGCCTGAGGACAGGGCGCTGGCTCGCATGATTGCGTTCTGTGAATCCAGCGGTCAGACCCATGACATCGGGTCGGAGGAAGTGTCGTCGGCCCTAGCCATCGGGTGGTTCCAACACCTAGCCCGATATTGGCAGGAACGCTCCGAGAAGGCCGGGTTCAAGGACCATGACCCGTTCAACGGGCGAGCCAATGTCGCTGTGGCGGCGTGGCTGTTCTACGACAGCGGGGTTCACCACTGGAATCCGAGTAAAGGATGTTGGGGAGAATTATGAAGAAAGCAATAGCAGTGGCTGCGATAGTTGGGGTGGTTCTAGCGGCGTCACCAGCCCTCGCTGGTCACGACATGGTGTACGCCCCGTGCGACCCGGAGGACACCCGCCTGCTTGACGAGCAAGTCTGGTACATCGATTACCAGTCGGGTGACATGCTCCGGTTCGATGACCCGTGGTGGAGTGAACGACCTAGTGCATATACAAACTGGAGGCACCAGTGTCTTCTCGGGATGAGCGGCGTGTGGCAAGCCGCACCGATTGAGCCACTACTCCACCCGCCGACCCACACGGTTGAGAGCCGTGACGCGATCAGAGCAACGACTACTACCGTGTTGCCTGATCCGAACGATGGCAGCAGCAGCACGACGAGTACCACGAGTACCACGACGACGACCACGAGTACCACGACGACGACCACTCAGGTCGTTGATGATCCTTTACCACCGCCTGACAACGATCCCATACCGGGCGTCGACAGCAGCAGTGATGGTGGCAGCGGGGTTGTGGCATCAAATCCAGCATACGACCTTTACGACGCCGAGTGGGACGACTGGCCGTTTGAGGCGACGGTTCGCCTTCTAGAAGAGCGCTACGTCCCCAACACGCCGAACCGGTATCACTTCTCCCTGTCGGCCGCCGTTGATTATCTCAGGGCTGGAGGGATGATCGCCGGGCTGGACCACACTTGGGAATCACCCTGATGGCATGGGATGGCGTAGGGGTGTGTACGCACACCCGGAAACCCCATAAATGGAAGCCGATCGGGAAGATAACCACTCACAAGAATGGGCGGGTTGTCGACTGGATGCAATGCAAAGGTTGCGGAAAGATTTGGGGTAAAGACATCCCGCACATACCTGCGGAAACCTGAGTTACACAGAGGGCACCTGTCACTATTGACAGATGCGGTGGAACGACGACTATGTTATTCCGCAGGCAGACTCTGCCGGTTGGGATAACCCCGATCGCATATTCGGCGTTGAACGCCCTGAATGGCAGTTAGACGGCGTTTGCCGTACTGCTCCCGATCCGGCGATCTTCTTTCCTTCGCCGGGCGACACGGAGGCGCTGCGGGCCGCTAAGGCGATGTGTGGTCAGTGCCCGGTTGTGCAAGAATGCTTAGAGTACGCCCTCGGGAACAACGAGCGGTATGGCATTTGGGGTGGC